TTTGGTATGAAAAGAATAAACCTGAAACTGCTTTACCTAAATCAAATAACTTTATGATGAACATGATGTTAGGAGATATAGTTGAGGCAGTCTTCAAGGGTTTACTCAGAGGTGCTAAAGTAGACTATGAAGAGTCTGATACTGTTACTCTTAAATGTAAAGATGCAGAAGTATCAGGTTCTTATGACTTAGTTATTGATGGAGCAGTTGATGATGTTAAGTCAGCATCTGATTGGTCTTATAAAAATAAGTTTGAGTCCTATGACACACTGAGCAGTGGTGATGGATTTGGATATGTAGGACAACTTGCTGGTTATGCAAAAGCTTCAGGTAAGAAAGTTGGTGGTTGGTGGGTTGTAAACAAAGCCAATGGTCACTTTAAATATGTACCAGCTACAGGTCTTGACATGGACACTGAACTTGCCAAGATTAAGACAACAGTACAGACAGTAAAGGAGAACAAGTTTGAAAGATGTTTTGAACCAGTGCTTGAAACTTTTCGTGGCAAGCCCACAGGTAATAAAGTCCTTAATAACGGATGTAAATTCTGTAGCTATCGTTTTGACTGTTGGCCTGATCTTACTGAGCGTCCATCTGTAAAGTCACAGGCAAAGAACACACCTACAGTAAGTTATATAGGTGATGTAATTGCCTAACGCAAAACAATTTAGGGCAGCACGGAAATATGGGTATCGTAGTGGTCTTGAACTCAAGGTGTCTGACTATCTCAAGGAACAGAAGGTTGACTTTCTGTATGAGCAGGTTAAGATTGAGTGGGAAGACTTAGCATATAGAACCTACACACCTGACTTCGTTCTGTCCAACGGAATCATTATTGAAACAAAGGGTATGTTCACCGCAGCAGATAGACGCAAGCATCTAGCTATCAAGAAGCAACATCCTAAATTGGATATTCGTTTCGTATTTGAAAGCAGCAGACGTAAGTTACGTAAGGGTGCTAAGTCTACCTACGGTGAATGGTGTATTAAGTATGGCTTTAGATACTATGACAGGATAATCCCTGAAGATTGGTTGAAGGAGAAGGGTAATAACAAGCATCCAAAGTTTATCAAGTTTGGCGGCACAAAGGTGAAAAGGAGATAACTATGAGTATGATGGAGAAACTAGCTAGTGAAGTAAGCGAGGAAGATTTCCTTATCCGTGTCAGGCCATTCGCTGATGATGACGGTAAGTGGTCAGGTGAAGTTGACATATCTATTATGGCAATGCCAGACAATCCTATGGATGACGAAGACTATTATCAAGTGATGCACTTTGCTAAGATGATGTGTGCTTCTGTTCCTGTTATGGAAGAGGTGGAAGAACTACGCAATATTGTACACGAATATGTGTCAAAAGTTATTGACACAGAGATGGATATTGATGTAGAACTAGAGGAAGAGGCAGGTGTAGAAAAAACATATGATGGTAATGTAGTACATTTGTCCTTCAACACAAAGACAGGAGGTTCCGCATGAGGCATGACGCATTTATGAAAGCAAAGATGATGGAAGAAAACGAACAGGCAGGTAAAGTAGCTTGGGGCAATGTTGATATGGTCAATAGTCCACCTCACTACAACCAGACGGGCATAGAATGTATCCATGCTATCTCTGCTGCAACTGGTGACGGGTTTAAGTATTACCTGCAAGGCAATATTATGAAGTATCTATGGCGTTTTGACTACAAAGACAAACCACTAGAAGACTTGAAGAAAGCACAGTGGTATCTAGATAAGTTGATTGAAGAGGTAATGGCACATGATAAGAGTTAAGATGTTCATTACCCTTGACGTAGACGAAGACGAATACCCCATACCCGCCGATGGAAGAGTAGGTGAGGAATTAGAAGATGGCATCAACGAATACTTTTATGACATAGAAGGTGCCTCTATCAAAAATATTAGAACGGTAACGGAGTAAAGAGATGATCAGTAATACACTACCAACAGACTATCAAAACTTCATAGCACTTTCACGCTATGCAAGGTGGAAAGAAGACGAACAACGAAGGGAGACATGGGGTGAAACTGTCACCAGATACTTTGATTATATGTCTAGCCATTTGCTTTCTAACAATGGCTATAAGCTACCAGATACACTAAGAGGTGAACTGGAAGAAGCTGTACTCAACCAGTCTATCATGCCTTCTATGAGGGCATTGATGACTGCTGGCCCAGCACTAGACCGCTGCCACGTAGGTGGATATAACTGTTCTTACGTGCCTGTAGATAGCCCTCGTGCCTTTGATGAGTCTATGTACATTCTTATGTGCGGCACTGGCGTTGGCTTCAGCGTTGAGCGTCACTGCATTGAGAAGCTACCGATGGTTAGCGAAGAGTTCCATAATACAGATACAGTAATTAAAGTTGGTGATTCACGTCCGGGTTGGGCTAAGTCACTGAAAGAACTGATTGCTATGTTGTACAGTGGACAAATACCTAAGTTCGATGTCAGCGAAGTACGTCCTGCTGGCGCACGGCTAAAGACATTTGGTGGTCGTGCATCAGGTCCACAGCCTCTTGTAGAACTGTTTGAGTTCTGTATTCAAAAGTTCAAGGGTGCTGCTGGACGTAGGCTGTATCCAATCGAATGTCACGACATCATGTGTAAGATTGGTGAGGTTGTAGTTGTCGGTGGTGTACGCCGTAGTGCATTGATTTCATTGTCTAATCTTAATGATGACCAGATGGCACATGCCAAGTCAGGTCAGTGGTGGGAGAATGAGGGTCAACGTGCGTTGGCTAATAACTCTGTGGCATACAAGACTAAGCCTGAAATGGGTACATTCATGCGTGAGTGGTTGTCTTTGTACGACAGCAAGTCAGGTGAGCGTGGTATCTTCAATCGCCAGTCAGCTAAGAAGCAAGCAGCTAAGAATGGCAGACGTGAGACAGAACATGATTTCGGTTGCAACCCTTGTAGTGAAATTATCTTGCGTCCATATCAGTTCTGTAACTTGTCTGAGGTAGTAGTACGTGAGTCAGACACTCTTGCTACGCTAAAAGAGAAGGTACGGTTGGCTACAATCTTGGGTACATTCCAAGCGACACTAACTAACTTCAAGTATCTGCGTAAGATTTGGCAGAAGAATACTGAAGAAGAACGGTTGCTTGGCGTGTCACTGACAGGCATCATGGACAATTCTTTGACTGCTACTTCTGGTGGTAAGCTAGAGACTGCACTTGAAATCTTACGTGCAGAGGCAGTGATTGTTAACGAAGCTATGTCTAAGCAGCTTAAAATTCCACAGTCTACGGCTGTCACTTGTGTCAAGCCTAGTGGTACTGTGTCACAGCTTACTGATGCAGCCAGCGGTATTCACGCACGTCACAATCCGTACTACATTCGTACAGTACGTGGCGATAACAAAGACCCACTGACGCAGTTCTTGATTGCTGAAGGTATCCCAGCGGAGCCTGACGTAATGAAGCCTGATAGCACTACAGTGTTTAGCTTTCCAATGAAGTCACCCAAAGGTGCGGTAACACGTACTGGTATGACTGCCATTGAACAGCTTGAACTGTGGCTTACCTATCAGCGTCATTGGTGTGAACACAAGCCTTCAGTCACTATCTCAGTCAAAGAGAATGAGTGGATGGATGTAGGTGCGTGGGTATATGAACACTTTGATGAGGTGAGTGGCATTAGCTTCCTACCATTCAGTGAACATACATACCAGCAAGCACCTTATCAGGACATTGATGCGGAACAATACACTGAGTTCCAAAAGAAGATGCCTAAGAAGGTTAACTGGACTAAGCTGAGTGACTTTGAAAAGGAAGATACCACATCAGGTGGGCGTGAGTTAGCCTGTACTGCTGGTGTCTGTGAAATAGTTGACATCGCAGCAGCTTAGTGGTAAGTTAGTGTGGAAGCGTGGGGATGGTTGGGTACAGTACAACCCCCCACGTAGTCACCCTAGCTATGAAGAATGGCAGAAACTAAAACAAAAAGAGAAGGAGAAGGAGAATGAGAAACATGCTGATTGATGCGCAGACTTCGCATCTAATAGGTCATATGAATAAACATAAGGCCAACATTGAAATCCTGCTGACGCATCCCGTTGGCATTGGTGAGCATCAAGATATTCAAGAGGCAATTGAAACGGAATTAGAAGAGATTGCTAACTACCACGACAAGCTAGAGATGCTTGTTAAATACTTTCCTAAAACAGAAGATAAGGAGAATAAGAATGTTGGACTTACTAAAGGTAAATAAAAATTACATAAAGTCTGAAGCTGTGTTTGAAGACGGTGATTGGTGGTACTATAGCCCTAGCGGATACCGCCAACGTGTGTCAACACATGCTGCAAAGAATACTAATCGCATGTTTGTAAACGGTAAATACATTCCTTCATCACACCCCCTGCACAAGCCGGGTAGATACAAATCACTAGATGACGCATGGTCACATAACAAGATTGAAAGTGTTAACGAGGGTGAAGTGTACATCATTGTCAATACAGCTTGGCCTGATTGGGTTAAGGTAGGGAAGGCTGTTAATTCTGATGATCGACTTAACGGCTATCAAACATCATCACCATTTCGTGACTACAAAGTGGCAGCTAAGATGCCAACAAAAGACAGACACACAAAGGAACGTGAGATGCACAAAATCTTTGAACACTTTGCCGATGAACGTAGAGGAGAGTGGTTTAAGATTGATAAAGTAGCAGCAATCAAACTTTTCAATTACCAGATTAAGGAGATGCAGAATGCGGCGTAATGGTCTTAGTAAGTACGATGCCCCACTAAGGATTCAGTTTGAGTGGGGGCAGGAAGCGTTTAGGAAGGGCAAGCTACGCTGCCCCATTGACCCTAATACAATGCAAGCAAGGGAATGGCAGCGAGGTTGGGATACTGCCTACCATGTGAACTTACAAAAGGTACAACGTAATGAAGAAGCTAGAGCAAGAAGCTAAACAGTGGATGAAGGAGAAACAAATGAGTGGCATAACCGCATCAGACTATCAGAACAGAGCCTGTACTACAGCCATTTTCCCAAAAGAAACAGCCCTAGCGTACTTGACGTTAGGACTGGCGGGTGAAGCAGGTGAGATTGCTAACAAGGCTAAGAAGCTGATACGTGATGGCGATAACCCTGCTAAACGTGCAGAGATTACAAAGGAGTTAGGTGATGTATGTTGGTATATTGCTGTGCTGTCAAAAGAGTTAGGAGTAAACCTTGGCAAAGTCATGGAAGACAATCTTGAGAAACTGGCTGACCGCAAATCTAGGGGCCAGCTTCAAGGTTCTGGTGACAATCGTTAGATAGATGGTGGCGGGTTATTTTTTAACCATAAGTCCACCACGATTTAGTTTTTGCGTTATTAGAAATGCCATGCGTTTATAGTCATTGTACCCTAAATCTTCTAGTGATTCCTTTATAGTTAAGGCTGGCTGGCGAGTGCCTTTAATAGTAGGTCTGTCAAATAGAAGCTTGTTTAGGTCTTTGTCACTCATTCCTTTAGTTTCTCTTCTTGCTCTTTTTGTTGCATCTTGTGGTGCGAATGCCATAGTATCTAAAACTTCATGTAACACCTGCATGTTTCTTTTCTTTTCGCCATCTGGCATACGTTTTACTGCTTTATCAAGAGATGCCTTGAAGCTAGAGTTTTGCGCTACTGTTTCTAAGAATGAATCGTATGTACCTCTAGCACCGTATTGTTCAGTATACTTACCTAGAGATTGAGCATCCTTAAACATATTTCTAAG